GTGACGATTGAAGATGATTGATTAGGATAAGGACCATTTGTAGCATCACTCAATACATGATAGTCGCCACCATAACGTATTGTATTAGGGTTTCTAACTAATCTAGGTGCGCTATCTTTTTTAGCCATCATCTTTCCACCAACATGTAACCCTCTATCATCAACTATGAATATTGATTTCTTTAAGTCATATCTATAAAAAGCGACACGTTTATCAAGATATAACTTACTCATAGGTTTTCGCTTGTCATCTCGCATTACAATCCCAGCATATCCTTTGTTACCATTGATTAAGTTAAGTTCTTTACTCTCAATTGTGTTGTAATGTTGTAACATTCCGAAAATGAACTGGTTATCATATCTTAAATCTCCAATCATATTCATGATTCTGTGAATGTCATTATCTCTAGGTTGTACCTTTTCTTTGGCCACATATAAGAAATCAAGCACAGGTCGTTCTGCCTTATGATTACTATCAACTAGTTTATTTAACATTTGCCCATTTAAAATAGACGCTGCTGAACCGCCACCGTCTAAGTTGTAAGCAAATTTAATTTTACCGTCGCCTTTTCCGAAGTGATCTTGTAATGTATCTATCACTTCTGGTAATGTCATACCTTTATGGTATAGCTGACCTGTTTTAATACGTCCATCACATGTGAAGAAGAAAATATCATTGTTTGGTAATTGACCAACTACTTGTCTAGGGTGAGAAGCTTCACTATTTGGACTATACATACCTGTTTGATATGCAACTTTACCATCTAGGAATAATGGTCCAAAACCACTGACCGTATTGTTAATGCCTTTTTTCTTTATTTCAGAAGCTGTTACTGCTTGTGGATAGGCATATAACTCATTGTTATCTCCTATTGTCATCGTCCATCTATCTTTTAATGGTTCATAATCTTTAACACTGTCTAATATTTTACCTTCGTATATTTGTTGACCGTGTAACATTAATCTTGAGCCACTACCCGTACTAGCATTTGCTACAAAGGTTGCCCCACTTAATTGAGCAAATTCACGAGGTGTTATATGCTCTGGATGACTTTTATCGTCCCCTACAATACCTCTTTTAAGCTTAATCAAGTTACCTTCTTTGTCCTTGTGTGGAATGATAATCAATTTATAAGAAGTATCATGTTTACGACCTTTTGTTGATGTAATTTCATCATAAAATGCTGTTTTTGTTATTTGTGTTTCATGTTTATTAGCTAGCGTTTTAGCTTCGTTACTTATCTCATCTAATTTAAATAAGTCATTCTGTAATCTTGCTTGTAATGTTTGATGTTTAGTGCCGTCAATTGCAACGTGGGCATCTTTCAGTTCGGCATTACCGTCACCATTAGCACCCGTGATAATATTCTCGATTTGAGATTTCATCATGCCCACAACTTTGTCTAATTTGTTATTAAATATCTTAATTTGTTCAGCATTATGTGCATAATCTTTCTTTTCTTCATGTTCTTTAGCTAATTCACGTATGTTAATTAATGCTTTTTCAATCTCTCTGAAGTTACGCTCATTCTGACCAACAAAATGTTCGTTGAATATATCATCGAGATGTTTTATAAGCCATGTTTGTTCCATGTATCTAGCCTCCTAGTAATGTAGCTTGTAATTTACCGCCTACAACACTTATTGCGTATTTTTTGTCATCATCACCCGTTAGAGTAATACTCTTATCAGATATCTGATTAACACGTTCTTTTTCATCAGTTGTTAGGTTTGTTTTTTGCACAACAGAAGTGACTGCATTTACCTTGTTGGTAACAACTTTAAAATTCTTGCTTGCTCCCATGCCACCGTTTCTACCTAATCCCGATGCAAAATTAGCGGCTTGGTTTATACTTCTTCTATATCTATCTCTACGCTTGATATCTCCTAGCGTTACATCTTGTTTAATGATTTCATTATTAGCATCACGTTGTGTATTGATTTCCACTATTCTTACTTCTTCGTTTAGATCTAAAACATCGTCTCTAACTTTAACTACATCGCCTAGTTTAGGTACTGCTTCAGGAAAGTATTCTTTCAAAGCTACGAAATCTAGTGACAATGAAGTTTTGAACGAATTATTGATTGCTGCTTCTAATCTAGCTTTCATCGTGCTTTCTTTTGTTATACGTCCATCTATAACTGGCTCAGCTTCTAACTTCCCATATTGCGTTGCTAAAGGATGTGTATACTCAACTTGTAACGCTGCTGTTCTAAAGTCTTCATCATCATCAAACCCACCATATCCACGAATATAAGTGCATAACTCATTGGCATCATCTTCGAGGTGAATATTATTTGCATTTACTTCGCTTGAAATATAGTATTTTGCTTTATTTTCAAAATATGGTGTGAATGTAAATGTCTTAGTTGCTTCATCATAAGTGTATTCCAAAGAATATCTATTTAAGCCATTCTGTAACATTTCTAATCGTGTATCACCGTCTCCTGCGTTTTCCCACCTACTAGAGTTAGGTTTAGTTGTTAACTTAAACTTATAACCACTATTTCTAAATACGCTTGTAAAGTAGTTAAATGGTGTCAGCGACCCTGTAACATTTTCATAAACTCTTGAAAATTTTAGATCGTGTATTTCTTTTTGTATCGCAGTTACTGAAACGTAGTTTTTATCTCCACGCGCTTGTCTATCAAGCATGATGATTTTATATACTTTATTGTCTTTATATCCACCAACATTTGTTACAGTCCACATATTAGTTATTGAAGTAATGATATCTTTAGTATTGTTATTTTCTACAATATCGAATGTCAAAGCACCATCAGCACTTATCTTTTCATTTAACGATGTACCAGTATAGACGGGATAACCTTTACCAATGAGATTCTTTAACATAATCGGCATATTATCCCTCCTATAAGTAATAGAATTTTAAGTCAAAAATGACTTTTTCTATTTTTTGATTAAATTTAAAAGTGTTAGCACCTGGATTGAATTTTGGGAAGTTTAAACGTGTGTATTCATTAATTGGTACGTTATTACGATAGGTTTGTAACCCATCAAATGTTATAACGTCGCCACCTTTTAAATTTAACCCTTTAATTTCCATCATGTCAGATGCTGATGTGTACCAGTTGAATTCTTTTGTGCTTTCAGTAAGTGTGATTGATACCTTACACTCTTGATTGAATTGTTCAATAGGGTATGTCCCGTGATAGTAAACCGTTCCAGTTTTCACGTTTTCAAATACATATTTACGTGTACTCGAACCCATTTCCCAATCCATTAACATATCTGATGACCATAAACTAGATGTTCTTCCACTAGCTAAATCTAATGATCGTCCGACACTTTCGTAATAAGGTAAATCTACAGTTTCAAATTCAATAGCTATTTGCCCGCTTATCTGTGTCACATCGAATGATATTTCTGAATTTAGTTGTAACTTAATCGTCTTACCACTTAGATAGTTTGGCTCAAATTTAAATGGTTTATCATTAAAATGTTGGAATGGAATTTCGACTACAGATGCTCCCATTTCCCTAACAAAAAACTCGCCACTAAATAAGTAAGCGAGTTGACCTTTTAAATGTTGCGCCCTCGACATTTTTTCTACATTGTAACTAACTAGGAGGGTTGCTTTTCTTTTATCATTGCGTTTAGACGTTAAAAAACGGCCGTTAATGCCATCAATGCTTTCGTGGTTATAACTATACTCTAAACCATCTACATTGAAACTATCGACCGTTAAAACGTCTCCAGTAATACTGTTGTTATTAACACGATACTTTGTACCGTTTTTTATAATTTCTAAGTCTGAAACTTTCAATTTATCCCTCCTTAATTAGAAATTGAATGTATTATTTTCTTTAGAACTAGCATCATCTATCCATGATTTAATAGCAGGTAAATCTGATTCATTGTGTACGTGCAAGTTAACAACAGGTTTACTATTTTCTGCAATGCTATGTCTTACATCTGAATCGATATAACCGTCAATATTACCGACAGCTGATGAAATACCATCACGCATAAGACTACTATCAACACTAGGTACTAGTTGAGGACTAAAGGCATTAGTAATAGAATTCGCTAAACGTTCTGTACTAGAAATAGCAGAACCTCTATGTTTATCTATTCCTTTGACCATACCCATAACGGTCCACATACCGATTTCTGCGAACACTTTAGATGGTGATGCAATACCTAATTTAGATTTAGCTGAACTTATCGCGTCACCAACTGCACTAGTTGCTGCGTTTACTAAATTTTTTGCTGCACTTTGTACTCCTTTGACCATACCCATAATTAATTGGACACCAGCATCTACGAATTCTCCAACGAAACTTAGTGCTGCGTTTACTGCTTGACTTAATCCATCTCTTACTGCACCAACGAAATTGACCATTCCGTTGATTGCTGCGTTAACGATATTGACCATGCCATTAACTACGTTAGATAACATATTAGACATTCCAGTGATCACTGCACTTACTGCGTTAGATAGGTAATTAGCAATGTTATTAACAATGCTATTCCATGTAGAAATAATCGTTGATAAAACAGAACTCATTGTGCTTATGATCGTACTTAACACTAAGTTAAAGTATGATGTCACACTATTCCAAATAGCTTGTAATTTACCACTGATGAATGACCACATTTCAGACCAACTAGAAATCGTTGTACCTAATATTGTGTTATAGATACTAAAGAAGAACTCTGAAATCGTCGTCCATATAGATTGAATAGTAGACCATATTGTATCCATTACAGTGGATATAGTAGTTTGTAGTGTTAACCACGCACCGCTAAAGTCTCCAGATAACAATTGCATAAACGCTGTGAATATACCTGTTATTAATTGAACGGCAGCCATGATGATACCACCAATCGCTTGCCATACAACTTGTGTAACAGTCCATAGCTGATTAAATACAAGCATAAGTAGTTGAATAGCCCCAACAAACGTTGCGCCTAATACTTCGTTAACTACACCACCTATTTGTTGTAATAATGGCATAATAGGTTGTAACGTAGTTTGGATACTACTCCATAACTGTTTGAACCAATCAATAACACCCGTTATTGCTTCGGTCACTTTATCTTTAATTGTATTCCAAGCGTTTACTACTGCGTTCCTGAAATCTTCGTTTGTCTTCCATAGATAAGTAATTACACCAATTAATGCTGTGATAACACCAATCACTATCCATACTGGCGCACTGATAGCACCTAAAGCACCGACTATTGCACCAAATGCAGTTCTAAGTAGAGTGAGTGGAGATGCTAGCTTGCCAAGTACTCCTTTAAGAACACCCATAACCTTGCTAACAATACCTGCTTTACTTGCCCAACTTACGAATGGAATTAATAAGTCTTTAATGAATATTGCTACTTGTGCAATCGTAGGAACGACTGCTAGTAATATACCACCAAGAATAGTCATGATACCGACTAATTTTGCAACTCCTGGATGCGCTTCAAATAGATTACTTGTAAAGCTAATGATCGCATTCACTACATCAAGTATCTTACTTGCTATTGGCGCCATTGCAGTCCCGAAATTAACAAGCAACATTGTTAAATTGCCGATTAAGTCCATGATTTTTGGACCATTTTGTTGCACGTAATCAATGAACTTTTTAAAGCCTTCTGATTTACCAACTGTTTCTGACCAATCTCTGAATTTTTGTGTCATTTCAGCCAATGCTTCAAAGATATTAGTTGAGTTGCTACCAAATGCTTTCATCAAGTTATTTATAGCTGCAAACGTATTACCGAATATCTTACCGATTAAAGGTAAATTCTGTTTCGTATACTCCATGAATTGCTTAATACTGTTTTGACCACTCGCACTATTAGCCCATTTACTAAAGTTAGTAGCGATACGATCTAACCAGTTAGCACTCCATTGGAATAACGGTGCTAATTGAGTAAATACATTAATTAGTCCATCTCCAAATTTACCTGCAGCACTTAACATTTTGTTAAACACAGATACGCCTGTTGTTTCCATCATATTAAAGAAAGCTTTAGCTACACTACTTGATTTAGTCCACTGTAGTAATGATTCGGATGCTTTTTCCATACCACTAGCTACACCAGCTAGAAATGGCGCTATACCTTTTAACGCTACTTTCACTGCATTCATTCCATTGGCCATAGCACTAAATACTTTTGTATAGTTATCGCTTACGATATCTACCCAGGCATCTTTTACGCCTTGCAACGCACTTTCATATCTTCGTGTTTCTTTTGTAGCTTTTAAAGTACCGTCACCAACTAGATTTATCGCTGTAAATGCCATTGCACCAAACCCAACAAAACCACCTGCTGCAATAGCTACTGCACCTGCTAAGGCTAAAGCGCCACCAGTTACCACTTTTAAAGCGTTACCCACTGCCATAATGGCAGGTACTAACCCTGCGATAATTGGTATTAGCCCTTGAAAACTAGCGATTAGTGTACCTTTAATTTGATTAGAAAATACTGTCCCGAATGATCTAATGGATTGAGCCATAGACATCATTGTTCTATCAAATTCATCTTGTGCTTTTTGCGTTTGAGCCCAACCTCGTTGCATAGTTAACATTGCACGTCTAAATTTACTTGTGTCGGCATCTATATCGACTGTATGCTTCCGAAAACGTTGAGCCATAGCTTTTGCACGCATTAAGCCACGTTGGAATTTAGATGTATTAGCAGTAATATCCGTTTCAATTTCATCCGGTATTGAAGTTTTGGCTAAAGCTTGAGCTTTTTTAATGTTTCGTTGGAAATTGTTTATGTTAGCCATAATTTTAGCCATAAAATGCTTATCCAATATTTATCCCTCCTTACGCTTTAATTGGTCGAAGAAAGCTTTACCTTCTTGTTTCTGTACTTCTCTAATACGTTTGCGTTTTTCTAATTCAGCCTTACGTTCTGCTTTATAGGTGTCATTTTCTTGATATATAGATTTACGTGCTTTATCAATATTGCGTTGCATAGCTTTTAATTTATTACCTTTAGCTTGTGCAACTTGATTAGCTTTTGCTAAGTGGATATTCAACTCCTGTTGGTCTAAAAATGACTCTTTAGCACCATTTATCCATGCAGTCCACTCTTTAGGTGTCATACTGAATAATTCATATTCTGGTACGTAACCTAAATATCTAGCTGTTTGTATCCTTATATCATCAAGATTTAATAAGGATACGCTCCCATAATCTCTTTGTAGTTTTCTTTCATGAACTCGATTCCGGCTTTCGTCGTCTCTTTGTCGTCTTCTTTCGCCAATTTCGGCGCTTTCTGCATCTGTGACCAGTACAGACGTGATTTCTGTTTGAAAAAACCACTGTCATTCATAACTTGTAATGCACCTTGCAGTAAGTTAATCGTGTCGTTTGATTTTTCAATTTCTTCCATAATTGCTGTTTCAATATCTTCTCTAGATGGTTTAACTTTTTCATGCGCAGTTGCACATTCCCAAAAGTCTGCAATAGAATCTGTTTCACGCTCTAAAATACCGCCATATATAACGTTAAAACCAGGAGACTTAACTTTCTTACCATTTTCATCAGTTTCTTCTGTAGAGAATTTCTTTGCTACTTTATCGAAAAAGAATGTCGCTTTCGCTTCATACTCTTTCCCATTGATATTTAATGTAGTGATAGGTTTAATTTCTGACATGTTATTACCTCGCGTTTCGTATTTTGATATAAAAAAATAAGGGGACTTAACCCCTTATTAAGCACCAGAACCAGATACTGCTTCACGGTCTTCTAAAGGACCTTTAAACGCACCAGGTGCTTCATATTCAACAGTAGTTCCAGCTACAGATGGATCTAACCATGATGGTGGTAGTGTTTCAAATCCACCTTCTGCAGTATTGAATTTCACTTTTAAAGTTACTTCGATTGTGTCTTCTTCATCGTCAAATGAATTACCTAACTCTTCAACTACTGCGTAACCGAAGATTGCAGGATAAACACCATCTTGTTTTTTCTTCTCTATTAACCACACACGTACTTGTTGTCGTGCTTTGATTGCTTTTTTGAATTGTTCTTGTCCTTTATCTCCAGGAATACGTCCTGTAGTGAAAGTGAATTCTTCAGCAATGCTTGTGTATTCATAATCTGTTTTACCAGCAATAACTTTTTCTGATAATTCAGCAGAAATATTGTGCTCTCCTTCTTGCAAGTCAGATACTAAGTATCCCTCTGCATCCGGAAGTTCATTGTTTGCCGGTTCTACAACTGCAATATAACTCGCCATATACTACACTCCTTCTTGTAATGTTTTGTGTCTAAATCTAAATAAGAGACGTAGAACACCATGTTTTGTAAATTGGTCAATATCGATAAACACATCACTGTTATCTTTCTGGACCCAATCCAATTCATAGTCTTCTATGTCTATGTTTTCTCTTGCTAGAATGTTGAGATACTTTAATATGTCCCTAGTCTGATACGTTGTAGTAGCTTGACTATAGACGTGCAATGTAACTGCGACTGTTTCTCTCATGCCATTCATTGAAGGTCGTTCAGTGACGTTTGTTTCTCCAACCACGATGTATGGGTATTCAACGTCTTTCTGAACGCAATCAAAAACGCGACCACCAACTAACATGTCAATGGTCGCGCTACTTTTTAAATTGTTATATATCTTTACAAATAGTTCAGGTTCAACTGATACCCATCTCATCTAATCACCTCATGAAAAATACTTACTGAATGTTTTGCGACCAGCATCAATAGCAGGGTTCCAAAAAGGTTGTGCTTCCATACCTTTTGTAGTGTGCCATTCACCATCTGCGTCTTGATATGACCACGGTATCTTTTTAGCACGACTACCACCAGGACCTGTAGCATATATCCCAGTACCGTATTCAACATATATAGCGTAGTCTGCCCCAACACTTATCACGCCAGTTAAACCACCGTCTTTATACATGAAATCGATACTTTCTTTTAAGTAACCCATATCTACTGGTGCCAATGCTACTGCAGTGTTATATATCGTCTGTGTTGTTTTAGCTATTCCTTTTTTAACCCAGTCTTCCATTTCTTCACGGTAATCTTCTAATGCTACAACTAAGTTATTATTACCATACTTAACTTTAGCCATATGGTGTAGCCTTTAAATGTGTTTTGTGGACTTCATTCATACCACCTTGATTTTCTAAGTCACCTACGCATTGATAAACTTTATCGTTATATCTGAAATGTGCTTTTTTAGGGTTAAATTTAGTTAGATAAGGCGTATACATGTTTATATCGACTGATTGTTCCATTTGATGAAATTTAAGTGTTTCAGACGTCGTAGGTGTATCCACAAATGCTTGTATTGGTTTTTCGCTTACAAAGCGCTCTTGTACATTTGGATACTGTCCTACTTGTTCAATGAAACCTAATTCAACTGTATGTGGGTATTCGTCGTATGGATTAAACATATTACCACCTCAATTTTCTAAATGGTGCTAAGTGTTTATATACTGATTGTGGTAGATCCGTTACAAACGAGTAGGATACAGTCCCCATAGAACGACTAGCAAGATTACCGTTCGTTCCATATTTTATTGATTCAGCTATAAACTTCTTAACGCCATAAGGTAAAAAGTCACCAAACTCTTGATTACAATATTCTTCCGCAATACCTTTGTACACTTCAATAAGTCTATTTAACGTATCGTCTTGCGAAGTATCTTCTAGCGGTAGTTTATTAATTAATTTAACGTCATCTACGTTCATTACTTACCACCTTCTAACACTTCGATTAACTCTACTTTCTTCATACTAGAATAGCCCTCAATTTCACGTTCTTTGGCAAGCTTTTTAAGTTCTGATACATTCATATCAGAATAATTTTCTTGCTCGTCTACACGCTCTATTAAGGCTTTATTTTGACGATTAGATGTGTTGGATAATTCAGTTAGTCTTTCTTTACTCACTTGCTTACCAGAACGAGGGAAAACATCACCTACGTTATATTCATGTTTACCGTCTTGTAAGTCAGTAAAGTAATTAATAACTTTATACGTCACTATAATCACTCCTTATTAATTAAGCACCAGCGCCAGCAGACACTTTAACAACTTTAGACTCATCATATAAGTAAGCAACGTAATGCTTATCAGAATATAAAGCAGTCTTTTTATTAGATGGAATACGTTCAGTTTCTAAGAAGAAATCACGTTTTGTGATTAATTTAACTGCACCACGTTTAGCAAGATAAGCTTCTCCTTCAGCTAACTTGTTTGAACGTACGATAATAGCGCCTAAAGCTTCACCGAAAGCACCTTTCACGATAATGTTATCGCCTAAATCAGTTGCACGAGTGAAGTTTGCACTAGCATCTGTACGAAGTTTACCAGCATCTTTAGGATTAACGAATAATACCATAGGCTCTAAATCTTCATCGTTAAACTTATCGATAGCAGACTCTAATCCTGCTAAAGTACCGATATCAGCTTCAACTGTTAATGAAGCGCCTTTAATAGCTTCTAATACATCGTTATCAACTTTATTTGCAATTGCTAAACCGTGTTGACGGATTGCTTCGCCTTTAGGATTACCATATCCCGATAATAAAGCTTCGTCAGTAATTTCCGTACCTTTACCAATCTTACGAATTTTAGCTTCACGTTTGTTTGTTTCGATTTGGTCTACTGGGATTTTTGCACCCTCAGCGACTACTTGAGCATCTCCACTGTATACGAATGCAGGGAATGTTAAAGTATCTCCTGGTTGTCCTGCTAACGTATTATCGATATCTGCGAATTGCGCAAAACGTAATTTCTTATCTAACTCTGCTTGCATCATAGGTGCTAAGACTTCTGGTACAATTTGAGTTGCTAACATTGTTGTTCCTTGTGCCATTTAAATAACCTCTTTCTGTTTTTAGTTTTGTATTAATTGGTCATAAGTCTTGCGATCATTAACGAATAATTGTTCTCGTTCACTTACGCCCATTTGTTCGAACTGTTCTTTCGTAATGCCACCTGTTGGATTGTCACCATCTTGTGGCGACTTGCCTGTTGGTTTGTCTGCACCGAATAAATGACCATTTTCTTCTTTGAATGATTTCAACTTGTCATCTAATCCTTTTACAGAACCATCATCTTGTAGTTCTAAACCGTCTGTATCGAGCAGTTTTAGAACGTGGTCAGCATTGATTGCATCTTTAGCAACTGCTAACTTAATTGCGTTATTCAATTGTGATTGTTGGTATTTTTCCGACCATTCAGCGTTAGATTGTTTTAGTTCTTCGAGTTCCTTTGAAATCTCGCTCTCATCTTTAACGCTTTTCTGTAATTCGACAATTTGTTCATCACGTTTAGCTAACTGTTCTTGTAGTTCTTTGATATCTTCGTTCTTATCGTTTAATCGTGAACGTGGTATCATGCCTTCTGTTGCTTTTTCATATGCTTCAATAACAGCTTGCTCGTCTGCTGAACCGTCTGCGAATTGTTTTAATAAGTCTTTAAATTCCATAGTTTATTTCTCCTTTTACGAGTTTTACGTGCAACGCCACGAATATTAAGACCTTTTAACGTCATGTCTAGGACGAGCGATGGAATGCCACCATCATGAGATACACAGATCACTTCCTTATGGATAAATGAACGCATAAAAATAACCGGCAATCTCACGACTGTCGGTTAAATTATTTCTTATTCTTGTACCATTCTTGATATGTTTGAAAGTCGACAACACTCGTACTACCGTCATCATTTCTAACGCGCATAACTTCGGGTACTTCGTCATCAATCAAATACATAAGCTTACACCTACAATTGATGTTCTCTTTTGCACTAGAAACACCTACGAATGTTTTAGGAGATACCCCCACACACCCACTAGACTTAAATGTTTCTGTTAGTTTCTTTTTCTGACCATCTAAGTGTCTATGTGTGTCACGAGTACGTGTATCTTTAGTGGCATTCCACATCTTTGTCATTTCTATGCCATTTTCTTTAGCTTTCATTGCACTATCTTGACCAGCTATACTCATTGCACGACCTGCTTCGGTTCTAGCAACACGCTTTGATTGAGCCATAGACATGCCTATATCATCACGTAAAGCTTTTGCTATCTTACTGTAACCTTCACCACTAATAATGCCTTGTGTGATGTGCATTCGTATCTTTTCCAATACTTGATTACGTTGTTTCTGTAATGTCGGCACAAGTTTAATTAAATCGATCGGTTGTTCTATTGCTTTTTGTATAACTTTTGCACTAGGAACCTCAACTTGCATATCACTTTGACTAGCCAATTCATACAAAAACAGACTCATCATATACTTTTCGATATAAGCGTTTCGTTGTGATTGTTTAATAGTCTTAGCAACTACTTTGTAATCATCATTCATCATTTCGCCTATACGTTCTAGTTCTTTATTGAGCCTGTTGTATTTATTGAAGTTAGTCCAAGTAATATGCGGTTCACTACCTTCGTATTTCTCGAACATATATTCTATTAATGCTTTAATCACTTTTAATCTATTAGAGAATAACTTCTCGATTTCTTTTTCGGATTGAGCAATGAGTTTATCTATTCTTTTATCGATATCATCTTGTTTCATCATCTCCACCGTCCTCTAACGAACCATATTCCAACTGTTCAGCTTGAATACGTTCCATTTCTCCAATTGGGTCTTTTACCCACGGATGATGTTCAACAACTGATTCCCTTGAGATGATACCCGTTGAGTTCATAGCGATTTGTGATTCTTCTAGTTTATTCATCAACACATCATAGTTAAATGTAATCTCAATATCTTTTGGATCTATATTCATTTTGTGGAAGTGAACAATAAAGTCTAATAAATCTTGTAATGCTACTTCTGTTTTATTCTTTAACTTATTCGTCTTCAATCTCAAATTACTGAATAAGAATTGTAATGATATCCCACTAGGTGCGTTGCCAAATTTATCTGTCTGGAAGTCTACACCTTGACCAAACTCAATTACGTATGCTCTCATCATCTCTAAATATTCTTTTGTCGATTGCATAGGTACTTCTACTTGTATTGTGTCTACACCGGAATTACCTTCAGAATCAACATTGATTGCTTTGTAATATTTAAGATTCTTCATGAATTCATCTAAGTTTTGTCCTTCATAACCTTTTAATACATAAATCAATTCAGTAGATTCATCAAATGTATTCTGTAAATCAGATAATCGCTTATCAATCGCATCAATTATCGTTTTATACATGTATATATCTGATGTTTCTTCTGGATTATTCTTAAACGGAATGAATGGCACTTTACCCCAACTCGCTGCTTTATTACCTTCGTAGTAGTGAGGTTGAACGTTATCCTCACCGTGATAGTAATCGGGGATAAGTTGGTTATACTCCATGACGTAGTATGTAACGTCATCTTTCGTCCAATACTCGACTTTCTTTTCTTCGTTAAGGGTATAAACCCTAATGAATGCTGATAAGTCCTCACGCTCTTTATTCGTCCAAATAGGCACTGCTTGTTCAGCGGGTACACGGAATATTTTGAATTCCCCATCTTCATTTACATATGGCATTACCCATTCGATACCTTTATTACTTGCTGCAGTTAGAATGTCGATTAGTTTGTTATCCCAACGATTATTAAATATCTTAAGTAAGTCTTTGAGTGCTTTCTCATTCTTTGACTTATATGTCACTGGGTTACCGACCATATACGATACTTTTTGGTCTACTAAGTTTTTATGAAAGTTAGTATCAATACGCCAGTCAGGTTTGGATGGATCTACATTGCCCTCAACATCAACTTTAGGGAATATCCTCTTAATATCCGAATCATTATCATAATATCTCTGACCTGTTGAAATATGTTCGATATTTGCCTCGTGTTCATTGATAAGTCTTACAATCATTTCTTCTTGTGTTTCATAGTTAGGTTTAACCATATCCGTCAATCGTTCTCCTAATGGTTTTTCATTTGGCCAAATTATATTAATCACCTTCTTACTGTAGAATTGTCATTCTGTTTTGTCTCATATCTCTTTCTAATGCGTAACGTGTGGCATCTATTGTATGGTTATCTTTATCTTCTAATCTAGGTTTAACGTTACCGTCTTTATCGGTTTGATAATCTATGTTTTCGAACTCTCTAGCAATGTTAGGTGTGCGTTTTGGATCTATCACAATAGCTTGTAAATCGTCTAGCCATTGTTCGCCATATTCCACGCTGTCTTTACCTTTTTTAACACCTTTGATACGTTTGATGCCATGTTCTTTTTTTAGTTCTGCTATTGATTTAGGCTCTGCACTATCTGCGTATATGTCGTCAGACTGATAACCTTTCTTATGCAACCAGTTAGCAAACTCACGGTTACTAATCTGTACACCATAATACTCATCCATCGCATATATGATTCGTTTCTTCTTGTCATAGTGCCAACGTACAAATGCTAACGGGTCTGTAGCGTAACCAAAATCGACTGCGTTACGTATATTATCGAACGTATCGTATAAGTCTTGAGGTATTGTTTCAATCTGTAGATTATTGAACGGTACTACACCACTACCAATTGCTTCACCTAAATACTCCCAACGATAGCGCATTTCATTTCTTTCTCTAGCACCTTCTGCTTCTTTGATAAACTCTTTAGCTATATAAGGGTTATTCATGTAAGTAGAGTGATGAACGAAAGTATTATCTGGTTGGAATGATGTTTCGTATTTCTTATTCACCCAACTTTGTTTTCGTTTAGGTGGGTTATATGTGTAATAAAACTTATAAAAAAGACCATCGTCCAACTCTCCACGTAATAATGAGTTAGTGATGGTCGTTACTTCATCTTCTGTTTTAAATTCTGCTAACTCTTCAATCCACGCTATTGTGAAAGGGAATCTAGCATCTTTTAGTGACTTAATACGTTCTGGATTCTGCGCACCCCTGAATATCATTTTGTTACCTCTAGGCTTATAAATGATTTCCATAGGTGATACTTTTACTTGAAATAAATGTGATACTTGCATTTCATTAATTGCCCATTTGATTTGTTCAAATACAGATGATGCTAAAGTATTGTCTATCTTACGCAGTATCAAAGCATTTACCGGATATCTCATAATTAACTGCGCTATTATGATTGCAGTATCTGATGATTTACCACTACCACGTCCACCTTTTGCGACTATGTTCAAAATGTTTCGGTCTTTAGTTGCTCTCCATAGATCGTGAAAATGCGTCGGGATTAGTTGAGATAGTCTTTTTATTTCAGTCATGTTATATCATCCACGAACTGTATAACACCAGAATGTTCAGTTTCTAATTTTTCAGTCCACAACTTATGATTTTTACCCAATAATTCTAACGCTTTGTTTTGATCACTAATCTTAGGTGGCTTTTCAACTTTCTCGATGTGTTCGTTGTAAACCAATACATGTTTATCGTCATAGTCTGGATGTTTGATATATTCAGCAGTCTTTGCAACTACTGCATCCACTTCTACCGATTCACCTCGAGCCGTTTTAGTTAGCCTATACAAGACTTCTTTACCACTCATAATGTTTTCATCGAACATTTTTTCTTGAACACCCTGTATATATTTCTGAATCTTACTATTTCTTACTAACTCACTACCCGTTACTTCAGCTCTACTTTCTTTGTATCCAGCGTATATAGCCGACTTAGTAGCGTTCCCGTGCATCTCTGTACCAGGTATAGCATAAGCCTCTGCAAATGCCATTTGACGTTTATTTAATTCGTTCATCTCATATATCACCTTCTTACCGATAATCTCGTTAATGTATTTTTGAAACATAAAAATAACCACCTAGCATTTGCTAGATGGCTTTGTATATAAATATTAGAGGGAGGAATCATGCACCAAAGAAATGGAGTCATTGACTAACCTAATTATAATTCTTTTCCCTATCCCTCTGCATCTTTGTAGAATTCGTCGAGTTCGTCGACTGTTTAGATATCTCTGATAGTATTCCACATATCACATCAACTCTATTAGCTACCTGTGATTTATGCAATCCTACAAGTAAACCAATCTTCGTGTAACTGTATCCTCTTTTAAGCAACTTTAGGATATACACATCTTTAGCTTTAGTAATATGATGTTCATTATTATCTATAAACTGAACTTTCTCAGCACACTTAATTGTAAATCTATCTTGTGTAATAGTCTTTAATACAATACTACTCACTTTATCACTCGTCTGACCTTGTGCTTTAGGCATACTAGCTTCTATACCATATTGAGCAGTACCTGTGCTATCTGATGCCAATATTTTAGACTCTACAGCATTTAGCATCCACGAATAATCATTTAGCATTTCTTTAATATCTTCTTGTGTGTACATCAATCAGTCCTCCTTTATCTATAATCAGAATGTACGCCTACTAAATCGTTATAATACCCAAGCTCTTTCAACATATCGTTGCTCATTTTGAAACAAGTATAATTTTCATAACCTTTATGAATTATGATATGTTCTGTACTATAAGGGACGTTAGAGCTGCCATTTTTTGTATGTGTGAGGTATCGTGAAGATTCCCAATACTTCCCGAATTCTCTATCCCATCTAATCCTCGCACTAGAATTGAAGTATTCTTTGTAATATCTTAAAGTTACATAAAAATTACCTTTCGAATAAAACGCTACAATCCTACCGTCTATTTTATATATCTTGTTATTAATTTTTGCACTATTGCATATATCTCTTAATAAATACGAAAATTTATTTTTGATATTTTCTTCTGTTTTATAAAGTGTCTTTTTGAAATTTTCAGTATCAACAAGTTTTTTAGAATTGTCTGTTTGTTGTGGTTTTAACCCTAATTCTTTTAACAAATTATCTGTATTAGAATCATCGCTTATCTTCTCGATTACTGGCGATTCGTCATTGCTTAAATTTACAAGTTTGTTGTCTATCAACAAATCATATATACCTTGATAGTTGTTGTTACTGATTTCTTTTAACATTTCACCTTTTATATACACTTTATATTCTTCTTCACTTAATATGCTTTTTAAGTCCATACTCATTCCTCCTCATTCTGCATATCCTTAATCACGATCGTTGCAATCAATTCCTCATTACGCTCTACCAAATCTTTATTTAGCTTAAGCAACCACATAGAATTTAAAGCTAATATGATTGATACTCCTGCCCAAAGTAATGTCATCTACTCACTCCTATAACGTATTCACAAACGTTAAGCACTGTTCCTGTCCCCAATATGTTTTGTCATCATCTATATCCACAATTGTAGGCACACTCATAATCATGTACTTCATCGCCAACTCTGGCGTTTCTTCTGGATCAACGTATGTTACCTCAATATCTTTCTCACTTAATGCTTTCTTCACTTCTGGACACTTAGTGCAATGTGTAGTGCTGAACATGTATAATTTACTCATTTCCTTATTCCTCCATTACTGCCATAATAATTAGTGCTAATACAATTACTACAAATATTGTTGCTGCGATTAACATTAGTAACGACCCATTCCTGTGAACCATGGTTCGTTATCTTTGTAGCTTTGAGTGTCTTCATAATCGATTGGTGGTTCCGTTCTTAATACTCTGCTTTCAAATCCATTTTCGGGAGTGTACCTATGTTCGATTACATCTCCTGCTTGTAACTTAGGCATATCATCTCGAAAGCTTCCCCATTCATTCAATCCAACTTCTTTCTTCTCCACTTCATCCTGCACACTCGCATACTTATATGATCGTTTGATAAATGTGTATAGTGCTATAAGTGATATTGTTAATGTGATTAGGTATAGTTTCATAAGTTAGTCCTCCTTATTAAGTATCTGCTTAATGCGTTCTAAAATATCAGGGTGACTTTCGCCACCCTTATCCTTACAAATCTTCGCTTTTGATGAACGATCCATCTTTACTCATTACTCCAGTTCTATTTTTAATCTCCCCATATGCCTGTTCTAGACACTCATATAGCGTCATATTGTTTTGTTGAGCTAATATAACCAATGTGACGATAACGTCCCCTATACCGTCTCTAAGTTCATCTATATCATTCCTACAAAGTGCAGCTGCAACTTCTCCCATTTCTTCTGAACTCTTAGCGTATTGCGTAAAACTGTTACCTTTATCTAAGCCTTTATCAATTGACCATTGTTCTACTTGTTTGATTAAGTTGTTCATACTATTCCCCCTCATTCTTTCTATCTTTATTGATTCTCTAACTCGTAACTCTGAAATACCAACTTCCACTGCTATTTCTTCCACACTCATATCGTTTTTATATAATTCGTAACACCTAGCATTAACGACTTGAATTAGCCCTTTAGGTTTAGTCATTTTGTTTGTCCTCCCCATTTTTAGCGTATGCCATTCTTATTTTTAATCTGGTCATAATATGTTTTAACGCTTTGTTTAAAAATATTTCAAACTCTTCTTCATTTTCTTCGATAAATTCAAGAATCTCTTCGTCTTGTTCATCATCAAATTCACTTAATATATCTTCAATGTTTAAGTCGTGTTTACTCATTTCCAATACTTTAGCAACTGTTTCCATTTTTATAGTGTTAGTCATGTTATTTGTCCTCCAATATAATAAATTCTTCTAATGTAATTTCTAATACATTACAAACTTCCTTAGCTACTTTTTGTATTTTTAACAATTCTTCTTCTGCTTGTTTTAACTCTTCATTTGATTTACCATAATACTTTGCAAATCCGTAATTTTGATTTGCTCTCACATATTGTTCTCTAACAAAAGGCACTATCTCATCAAACGCTTTTGCTTTAGCGTAGACTTCACGTAGTTCTAACGATTCTTTTGTATCAATTAGTTTTCCTGTTTTACTCCGAAAATTACTTAAGTGTTTCTTAACAATAATTTCCTCATACTCATACGCCATAGTTACTCACTCCTATTCATATCATCAATAATATTCTGTATGTCGCAATTCCCTTCTAACTCGTCAATCTGTGATTTCTTCTTCTACTTCGACTGTGAAAGTGTCTTTATCTGTTACTCCATCTGTGTAAAATCCATGACCATCGTTTGAGAAGTAAATTTTAGAATAGTGTCCGTAACAACCTATATTGTCAGATTCAAAAATTTTATTCTCTACTGCTTTCGTATTATTCCAAGCCCACTCAATCAACTCTGGCAAATTCATTTCTTTCTTTGTTTTTATTGTTGGCATGTAATCACTCCTTTAATTGTTTGACGATTGCATCTACTACATTTACTGTTACGCTATTGCCTGATTGTTTGTATAATTGGCTATTACTTACACCACTATCTTTAGCTTTATAAAACTGTTCATCTGTAAAACCCTGAAGCCGCCAAGTTTCAATTGGAACTAATTTCCTTATTCTAATATCATTCATAACCACACCTTGATTAACATCTCCAGCTTGCAAAGTTTGTGCTACTTGCTTTCCTACTCTGCCACGTCTAGTTTTAGATGTGGGATAAGATACGTTTACACTATCATCTTGTTCTGCAAAGGCGTAACCTTGTTTAGTAGCTTCTCGAATTGCTATTTTTGGCTCTAACCCACCACCACGCATGCAATTTAATGCAGGACTTAACCCTTCGGTGTTGTATACTCTACCTCGTTGTGGGTTACCTCCAAATGTTTCTTTGTTATCTACAATATTACCTATTTGATTAATAGCTATCTTTGGTTGCCTATCTCCACCTTGCATGGTGTTTAATGTAGGACTAACTTTGTTTACGCTATACACTTTGTCTCGTTCGTTATAGTCATACATATTCAACTTGCCGCCCAAATCTTGATCTAGCGTTAGCTTTCTAGTCTTTTCTTCTGATAAGTAATACTTTTCATCAACTTCATCCTCTAACACATCAATTAATCTAGTTGTTACTTCAGTTTGTTGTTTGACTAAATCGAATAATAAAGGTTCTTTAAATTTATCCTTACGAGTTGCTAGGATGTAGACCCGTTCTCTGTTTTGTGGAACTCCCCAGTATTTAGAGTTAAACAAACCCCATTCTGTGATAAACCCCAATTCATCCAACGTTTGAATGATTGTTCCGAACGTTCGCCCTCCATCGTGACTGAATAAACCTTTGACGTTTTCCAGTAATACATAAGATGGTTGGATTTCTTTAATCGCCCTTGCAATTTCAAAGAACAATGTCCCTCGAGTATCTTCAAACCCTTTTCTTTTTCCTGCGATACTGAATGCTTGGCAAGGGAACCCTCCGACGATAATGTCGGCTTTGTTCTTAAAATGTCGAAAATCGTCATCTGTGATTCTTGTAACATCATGCCACTCCTGTTCATCTTCCGTATTGTATATAGCTTTATAACTTTGTCTTGCGTATTTATCTATTTCTGCAAATGCTAGACACTCATATCCGTTCATTTCGAGTGCTGATCTAAACCCACCAATACCACTAAATAAATCAATGAATTTCATTAGCAAACACCTTCCTTCTCATAATATTCATCTGCCCACATAAATGCGTTTGCGTAACCTACTGTTCTTGGTATTTTTAATTGACCATTACACGTCCTGCTAATTGTGTCCCTACCATAGAAAGTAGCTTCACTCGCAGTTGTTAGATTTTTGTATTCATCTATTACATTGCCTTGTTCATCTAAAAATACGACTGGTTTATTTCTGCTTTGTACTGATTTTTTTCTCATTAATTCAGTTGATTTTTTGATTATTAAGTTTTCAGGTCTTATATCTCCCTTAATTCCATTCTTAGTAGATACTGAATAACCATCTGGAATGTTACCTATAAAAGCTTTGTACGCTAATCTATTGGCGCTTATTTCTTTACCTTTATGTCTAATTGTAAAATTCCTACTTCTCCTGTTAATTAATAAAACTCCCATATATCCTTTTCTCGAAATATCTCTCACTCTACCTTTAGAACTAATTTCTATTTTTTCAATTTCTGTTTTACGCCACTGTTCGTCATCAAATCTCATTTCAAAATTCATTATTCTTCTGTCTTTCAAACTTGGCTTATTTTGTAAAATACAAGCATCTAGTTTGTGATGATATAATTTCTTAGCAGCATATGACTTAACTGTGCTTGGTTCTACTCCTAGCCACCCTGCTATCTCTTTATAAGTTGTCGGTATCAATTTGTTAGTAAGTGGTTCATACAGGTAAACTGTCTTGCCTGCACGTTCTTTTCTAGCCATTACTCCCACCCCTTAAAGTACGAATAAAATAAGTTGTTGTAATATTTACTTCTAGGTACTGGTTTAGTTTCAGCTTTCTTGTAATTAACTTTTTTCTTTGGTTTACTTTCATGCCAGTAAATGACTGGTGCATGATGTGCTTTTCTAGCTAACATCTATATTCCTCCTTAATTAACCCATAATATTTCTGGTTCTAGTTCTTTTATTTTTCCGTCTATTAAATCACTGAATTTCCCGTCAGCTAAGTCTTGTATATATTGCTCTGCTTCTTCTGTAGTGTTAGCAGGCACTTGCATTTCAACACGTATTTTCGCTGTTACATCCATTGATACATTTTTATATTTTTGTTCCACTGGATCACTCCTTAGCTTTCTTACGTTCTCGTCTTACCTTTTTCAAATCGTCATATTCTATCCATTCTTTGCCTGTATACTTAGGCGCTTTGCATATCCATGTAAGTTGTACATCTGGATATTTGTATCTGAATAACTTAGCTTTCAACTTCGCAGTTTCCGTTGCCATTCCTTTAACGTCTATGACTTCGATTAATTCATCATTTTTCCATAATGCAAAGTCTGCTATATATTCCGTTTTACGTTGCTTATCTATTTTCGGTATTAATTCGTATCTTGGTTGTATCTCAATGCTGTCGAACTTACCTACACTGATTTGTTTCTCTAGGAATTTGTAGAAGTCACATTCAACTGTGCTATCAAACGTTATTCCGTTATATTCAACTTTCTTAGCGTTGTATTTACTCAACCCGTTCACCCTTTAACATTTTATTTAGTCGCTCATCCACTGACACCCACGAGTCTTTTAGGTGATATTTAGCATTGAAACTATCCATGCCCATGTCGTGTTGTTGTTTGTGATGGAAATGACATAACGCCAACACTTTGTTATCTGTATGATCTATCTTGCGTCTGTTACGTCCTCTACCGACTGCATGATAATGTGCAAGTTCAGCTTTCGATTTTCCGCAAATTACACACTTCCGATGCACTGTTGCTAAATATAAGAATGTCTGGTCTTGTTTCATCAAGTCACTCGTTTTATAATTGAGTGGAATATCATTCACAAAAACCCATTCCAATATCACATCAATTAATTCCCCAGCTTGCTTACGTGTACAGTCACTCAATGAGAAACGTTTAGAGTACCCATTCAGGAACGTTATAAAATCTATAAACATTTCCCTCATGTATTGTCTAGGTTGCCCAGTATGAGCCTCTATATCGTTTACAAGCACAAATATCTTTTTACGTTGCTTAACCGTTATTCTTTTTCCGTCTTGTATCTCTACATTTACGTCTAACGGATAACCGTTATCTAGTAGAAGTAAAGCGTCATCTGTTAAATCAACGTTTTCTACCACTACTGAATAACGTCCGTTACTTTGTTTGTATCTTGTCACTTTTGACATTTACAACACTCCTAGAAAGGTAACGAATTACTATCTACATCTACGCCAGTATTAGCGAATGGATCGTTAGCTTGTTGTTTAGGTTGTCCTTGATTGCTACCTTTTGAGTCTAAGAACTCAAATTTATCTACGTTTACATATACTTTCTCTCGCTTGTTACCGTCCTTGTCTTCGAAACGATTCTGCTTTAATTCTCCTTGAATCAATATTTTTGAACCTTTTTCAAAATATTTTGCTATGTTCTCTGCGTTCTTGCCCCATGCTTCAACTTGAATAAAGTTAGTTTCATCTTTCTTGAAGTTACCTCTAACACCTAAACCGAATTTAAGTACGTTTGATTGTCCTGCTGGTCTTACCTCTAAATCATTTGTTATGTTTCCAATTAATATCGCTGTATTCATGTGTCATTTCTCCATTTCATTTTTAATTTTTAGTGTTTCGTTCCAAATTTCATCTTTCACATCATCGTATTCATCAAATATCATGATTACTTGTTTATCTAATAACCTTCTTATTGCTATCCCGTAGTTTTGTATAGTTCTCTCATTCTGAATAGGACATCTTCTACGCTAAACATCGAAGAACCTCTGAATCTTCTTGTAGAAATCAAGCTTGATTACACCTGTTTCACCGTCTTTGTTCTTAGCGATATTGACTTCTACTTCAGATTTACCTGAAAGTACATCGACTGATTCTCTGTCGTAATAGTCTTCACGGTAAAGCATCATAATCATATTTGCGTCTGCTTCAATTCCTCCTGATTCTTTTAGGTCTGACATCATAGGACGTTTATCATTCCTTGATTCCACACCTCTATTAAGTTGAGATAGCAGTACAATTACTGAACCAGTTTCATTAGCAATGTTCTTTAAATCTCTTGATATCGTTTCAACTTCAACTCGTCTGTCATTTGTAGGGATATCTGATTTCATAAGTTGTAAGTAATCGATAAATATTATTTGTGGTTTATCTGTTTGTTTCATGGCTTGCTCTCTTACTCTTTGAGGTGTTAAATTGCTTTCATCAAATATGTTCAAGCCACTTTTCTTAATTAAATCTAAAGCGTTCATAATCTTATCTGTTTTCTCTATACCTAAATTGTTAGATCGTTTGATTTCAGTTAGTTCAACTTTTGATATAGCAGCTGCTAACCTTTGCACCACTAAATCTCCTGTTGTTTCTAAGCTAAAGAATGATGTTGTATATCCTTTGATTGCCATTTGCCACATCATGTTTAAAGCTAAAGCTGTCTTGCCAAGACTCGGACGAGCTGCAATGACGTTTAATTGCCCCTTTTCGAACCCGTATATCTTTCTATCCATAGACTCAAAACCTGTCGTTATAAGCGCTCTAGGGTCGTCTGAGAGGGTATCTGACATTACTTTCTTTATATATTCATCAGTAGGGTTCTTTTTATCGATTGATAATTGGTTTAACTTCTGTAATTCATCTATCAGCAAGTGCATATTTTCTCTTGTTGGTAGCTTGTTATATTCTTCTGATAATTGATTGGCTTGATTGATTACATAATTGTTTAACAAATTCATCTGATCTTGCATAAAGAATGTTGGTGATGTTGCTTCAGATTTATATAATCGTTTTAATTCTTTTGTCGGTATAAATGAATTATCTTCTCTACTCTTGTAATAAAGTGAATTGATATCTGACTTACCAGTTTCGAATATGAACTCAATTACCTTCTGATACTCCTGATTTTTGAACATATAAGGCTTTAGTTTGAAATCGACTAATAATTTAGGGTTAGTAATCAAATTAGAGATAACAGATTCCTCAGTTGTTAATTGGTCAATATTCATCATCATCTGCACTCCATTCAGCTAACATTCGCTTACCTCGTTCTTGTAACTCATGCCATTTATTTGCGTATTCTGTATCATGTTTCAATTTCCATTCGTGTGTTTCTTCTAGTGGTACCTCTTTGTCTTCAATCTCTCTAGGTTTATAAGCAATTACATTGGCTATATTAGGTTTATATTTACTTGTCCTGATATATTGTCTTGCTCTTTTAAGAGTTGGTTCATAGTCTCCACTTTTAGTTAATGTGTTAACCCATAAATCTAATGTTGGTTCGTTTACTTCATCATTTAGTTTCATGTTGTAAGCTATATCTAATTCATTAATAATCAAAGCAGCTTCTTTAGGTGTCATAGACATTAGTTGTTACCTCCAATCAGATCATCTAATTTTCCACGTCTCTTTATTTCTTGAGGAAATTCTTGATTTAAATACTTATCAAAGTTAGATGATTTAAATAACGTTTCTGGTCTTAAGTACATATTCATTTCAGAATTATTAAGCCATTCATCAACCTTTACATCTATAACTTTTATAAAGTCTTCTAGTTTATAATCTTCGTTATATCTAGCTTTTATTAATCTTTGGTTACCAGACGCTTTATAACTGTATTTCTTGCCAGTTTTATTATTTAAATGTTCTATAATTTTTTTATAGGGTATTTTTTCTTTCTTCTCTTCTTCTTTATCTTCTCTATTCTCTTCTTCTCTATTCTTCTCTGTTGCGTTACGTAACGTTACATCATCGTTACTTACCTCTAAACGCTTTTGTTCTCTATGTTTACGAACTCTTTCTCGTGTTTGTAATCTAATCTTTTCCATACCTTCTACATTCTGATGTTTCTCCCAGTTAGATATTTTTATTACACCTTGTGTTTGTTCAATCATTCCTAATTTTTCAAAAGTCTGTAATGCTAATCTCACTGAATTAAGAGGTCTATTAAATTCGTTCGCTAACATTTCTTCGTTATACGGTAAATTCTCGCTTAACATGATGAAACCCTGTTCGTTATACTTGCCTGCAAGAGTTAGTAATTTAACCCAAATTGTTATGATCGTATCTCTTTCTGGTAAAGCTTCAATATATTTAATCTTGCTATCATCAAACATACCTACTTTTAGTTTTATCCATTGAATTTCTGCCATCACTTGCCACCTCGTTTACTACTGATTAACACATTCAATTGCTTAATCATCGGGTTGATTTGTGCCTCCGTTACTGTGTCGTACTCGCTAATTTTTAACCATTGCATAACTTTTTGTTCAGTTGCATCATCGCCACCAATTTCTACTGCTTGCTTAATTTTGTCTTGCAAGTCTTTAATTTGTTCTGGTCTAGCTTTAGGCTGTTGTTTTGGTTTGTTCGTATTGCCACTAGCATGATTTCCATCATCATCTTGGTCACTCGTAATTCCGAATACTGCTGACAATGAATATCTCTTTAGATAACTAATTAACGCCCCAGCACCTTGTGCAGTATTTTTATCTGCGTTCATATATACTGGATCAAACTCGATATATTCACCTGATGTGTGCATTATCATTGTTGATACGCCAACACGTCCTGTATCGTCGTTAGATGCCCATTGAACGAACGAAATACCATGATTTGGTGCTATGCTAGTAATGGACTCTACAACACTTTCTAAAGGTACATATTTCGATTTAAAGAATGGGTTATTCGCATCCTTGAATGGTTGTTTAACTTCCGCTTGAAACTTTGCCATCGCTTTAGATATTTCAACGATTGATTCTGATTTATTCATTTTCGATCTCCTCCAAATCTGACATTCTTACAGTTTTATACTTGTCTATAATTGTTCTTTCGTTAACTTGAATTAGATGCTTTTCCCAATCTAATTTGATTTTTTGAAAGCCTGTTAATTTAGCTGCTTTACTGAACTTCTTTCCGTAAGTAGCATCTTCTGGAGTGGTAGGATAATTAAGTAAGTAATTCCCACTAGATTCCTCGATGACTCTGTATGTCACTTCTACTTTTTCACTCATTTGTAATCAACCTTTCGCCAGCTATGACATCTTTCATATACTCAAATGTACGCATTATATGTGCATCACTATGCCATTCGTAAATTGTGAGTGACTTGTTATGGGAATCGTATCTATCATCAAAATGCACAACGATTATTCCAAACTGTCCGTCATGAAAATTCTTAGTCATAACATCAACTTCTGAATCAGAATAAATTTGTTTAATGATTAGATCAGACGCTAAATTTACTAATCTTGTTTTATCCATACTTGACGTCCTCCTATATTTAGTTGTATTGTTTAGTTGTATATATTCCTAATTTCTTTTACTCCTTCTGTCTGCTAACAGTTGGAGTTTTATTTATTTTCATCTAACTCTATTTCTTTCAAGTTATATTCTTTCATTGTTATTTCTTCTAACGCTTCATGGTTACTTTGCTCAGAAGTTTTGAAATATACTACTTTATTTTCTTTATCGAATAATGGATGAATAGAACCATATGGGAAAATATTTCTCAATGCCATTGAATAATCAATTTTTGGAGGTAAACCCTTAACAACAAAGTTGTTTTCTTTTTTAAAGTTTTTCCAATCATTTATTAACTCTTTAGCTTCAGCGTTTCTTTTACTGAGCCTATTATTTGTTTTATTCTTCATACTTCTTAGATGTGGGTTGTGTTCGAGAATACTTTCTGTAAATTCTGGTTCATCAACAAATGGATAATAAGATGCGTCTTCTGGTATATTGAATTTACTTTCTAACCATTCCAAAACTAATTTATTATGTTTTTTTATTTTGTGTATCAATCTTAAAATCTCGAATGATTTTTGTTCATTTGCTTTATAGTAATAACTCATTTATTTCTCCTCCAATAATTTAATAATCTCGTCATACTTTTTAGCTTTCATGTATAATTCACTTTTGTTAACTTCTTCGAATAGTTCTCCTATTGGTACTTCCAGTTGTTCAGCTATTTTGTATAAAGTGTTAAATTGGATACCCTGACTTTTACCATGTATCAAAAGACTTATTGTGTTTCGGGATATTCCAGTTAGTTCGCTTAATTTACCAATTGACATCTTCTTTTCTTTCAACACACTTTTTAATCTAAATATTGTCATCAGCGTTTCCCTCCGATTCTTTCACTAGATCCCATGCTTCGAATAACAGCACTGTTAGCAACCAGAATAGGAATGAATGTTCAAACGGTGTTACGCTGAACGCTGCTATGATGAAAAACTCTAGTATTAAGAACATTGTTAATGTGACGTATTTCATTTAGTTGACCTCCGTTTCTTTTTTCATAATGTTCTCAGCTATATAGTCAATAGCTGGTGCTACTTTGATGTAACGCTTGTTTCCATTACCGAATCGATACATACATTTTTCTTGGAAACCTTTGTCAGGAAATACTTTTCTTTCAAGATCGTTTTCGGATATACCACTAATTCTTTTGAATTCTTTCACGTCTGCAAAACCGATGAATTCCATGTTAATCACTCCTTGCCATTGAGAAATTTATTAATGAAATATTGTTGACCTTTTCCAGTAATCTTTGTTGTTCTGGTAATTTGACTTGAACCATCAGGGTTATTAATTGTTCTCTTTTTGATATCCATGATTTCTAAATCAGCACTTCTTTGTGTTGGTAAGTTGTAATTCTCACCTTTTTGTTTAATGAGATAACCGTTATCTCTTAACCATTCGAATAATCTGTTTTGTCCGATGTCTACACCGTTTTGTTTAAGTAGCTTTGCTAACTCTCCTACGAGAATAGAACTCGTGCTACCTGCTACTGAATCAGCGAATAACACTTTCGGTTTGTCACGTTCAATTTGTAGCTGTAATTGTTTGTTTGTATTGTTTGCGATCTTTAATGCTCGTTGCATTATCATTTCTGGACTATTCCACGCTTTTTCAACTTGGATGAAATATTGTCTTGCTTGTTTTCCTTTGTTACTTCGTTGGATCATTGCTATTTCTTTTGCTGTATCAAGTGTTAGTGCGTGGTCTGTATAATTCGTTACATTTCCTTGAGCTGTTACTCTTTTTTGAGTAATAGCTGTAAAGTCTTGATTTTCTTCAAAACCATAATTAATCATTCTTTCAAACCAATCGTTGTATCTTGTCTTAACTTCCAATGCTTCATGTAGTTCGCGACCACTTATTGCAATTTCGCCATTTTCTTTTTCTTGAATATTGAACATTTGTCCAATTGAATTTTTAGTTTGCAAATCTTGCATTCTGTTTCCTCCTGTTCTCTCATCAGCACCCACATACAACATTTAGTTATCGCAATGACCATTTAATGTATTTGGGTGTGGCTCATATCTTCGCCGACTCTCGCTCGTAAATGCTCTATGTGAGTGCTGAATATTAATTTCTAAACTTTCGTTTTACGTAAGTCTCTTGCAAAAAAAATTTGCATACCTTCTTCTGGTGTTAATTCCAAAGCATAATATATAGCATTAATAGCTGTATAAGATGGATAATTCTTACCATTAATTATGTTTGAAATCGTGTCTCTATTAAGCCCAGTCTCTTTTGATAAGGTATCGATGTTAAATCTTCTTAAAGCCATTTTCGATTTTAGTAAATCTGCATCTATAGGCATCTTGTAATCACCCCTTTCGTATTGCGTAAGTTAATACTAACAAATTAAAATGAATGATACAAGCATTTTACGAAAGTTTTTTTGTGTTTTACGATAAAAATATTGCATTTACCGAAAGTTTTCCTTATAATAGATACAAGAGGTGATTTAAATGACATTTTCAAAAAGATTAAAAGAAACACGAAAAAAACGTGGTCTAACATTGTCTGAACTTGGAAATAAAATTAATAAAACAGAAGCTACTATACAACGATATGAAAGTGGAAACATTAAAAATCTGAAAAACGATACTATTGAACAATTGGCTACTGCTTTAAATGTTTCACCTTCTTACTTAATGGGTTGGGAAGAAAAAGAAGAATATCAACCAACTACGATCGCAGCACATCTTGATGGTGAAGTAAGCGACCTGGATGAAGAAGAAATGCAAAAAGTATTGGAATATGTGAAATTTTTGAAATCACAACAAAAATAAAATATAAAATAGCAAGGAAGTTTGGTATGTATGA